CCGATGGGAAGATCATCGGTTATTTGGGCCCGGACGAGTCGGACTTCGTCAACGAGAAAGGTGTGAGGGCCGCATTGTATCTGGTGCGCTACGAGAGCGGTTTGCGGGCGTGGGTGGGCGAAGATGAGGAATTGGAAGAGTGGGAGATCAAAGCCTCGCCTCCTGGCGGCCCGCCGCTCGACGAGTTTGGAGTGCCCACCACCCGCAGGTCCCCGGCGCCACCGCAGAAGGAAGATACCAATAAACGAGCGCACTCGGACTCGGACGACTCGCAGGACAAAGAAGACAAGCTCAAGTTGAATCCAAAGAAGACGCGGAAAGCTGAACTGGGCGAGGCCGCGGTCGCTTTGGACTTTGATCTGTCGCCGGAGGCGTCACCCGCGCCCGCGTCCGCGCCCGCCGACGATTCTAGCCCGGAAATGCGGGGAGGACAAGACGGGATTGAAAAAAAATTATATAGTGTTCAAGTTCAGATGATAAAGAAGGAAGGAGATGTAGAGAAATTATTTTTAGACTATGAAATTCTCAGAGAGTTTACACAGGTTAGAAATGATATTATATCTATTGAAGAAGGATCCTTTTTTAACTTAAGTTTAATACATCATTTTGCTACAGAAGCACTCGAAATTTCACTTAAAGATAATGTAGGAACAGAAAAGGTAAAAAAATGGAAAGGTTCTATATTAAATAAAGAGAAATTTCGTGCACCAGTAGGTAATAGGACTACAAGAAGAGGTTCTACATCTCAAAATGTCAAATCAGTTAAAACACCATGGTGGAGTAACATTAAGATTTTAACTCAAAAATCTGTCATAAATGACGTTGGCAGAAAAACACCTCTACCATCTACTGCAGCATTTGTTTTAGAATGTATAGAATTTTGTAGAAAAATAAATAAATTAAAAATGGATGGCACATCAAATTTGGGAGGGGCCTTCGATCCTGAATGTGATTTTGGTCCCGGCAATGTAATGAAAAATATAATAACATTAATGTTTCATTCTTCGAATACAAATAATTATGAATCTTGGAAAGAAGTAATTATTAATAGAATAGCAACATATAGGGGTTATTGGTGGGATGAAGTTGGTAATCAGGAAATTAGCAACAAGGCGGCTTTCTGCGAACGAATGTTAAGTAAAATATCCAGATTAACATTGGAAGAAATTAAAGATAAACAAAAAGCGAACCAATGTATTCTGAAATTACTTTACATACTTGGCAATGATATGGGTAGTGAATGGACAGAACATTACGTTACATTTACTAAGAAATGTAAACTGAAGAATATGTCAATTGACAAGAGCGGAGATATATATAGTTTGAAACGGACGAGTGGCACGAATGATATAGATATAGATGTAAAGATAAATAACGTATTGGGTCATGGGTACAATACGACGGATAACTGGTTTAAACAAATGAGAAGCGAAATTGGTAGTCTATCATCAAGTAGTAAGAAAGAAGATGAAGATGAATCTAGTAGTTCTTTTGGAGTTAGTAAATTGATTAAATGGATGTTTAGTGCTAATGAACTAAATGTCGAAAGAAACATGTATAATGAAGATTATGAACGTTTAGAAAGACCGGTTATATTAAAAATGATTATGGATTCATTTCATTATATTAATCTATTGGAGAATAAACTACAAGTTGAAAGTAGAATGACATTAACTGCTGGTCAGAAGATATTACCAATCATGCACACAATGGACCTGAATTGTGGGTATTTATGTGGATTTTTTACTGACAAAATATTAAATTCAATTGAATTTAATCGAAATTATGATAGTGTTGTTTCCCCTAAAACGATTATAAATGATGACTGGAAAAAAATGCTAAAAGAACAGCAAGACAGCGATACATTGAGAAGAGAACGAGAAGCGAGCAGGACGGCTAGTCGTGGACATTACAGCGCTGCAGTGGCAGAAGAGATGATTCAGGCGGATGATAAGCTTAAAAGGGATGCACATTTCTTTGGTTATAATAAAGGTGGTTCAGGAAAAACAAGACGTAGAGGGGATAAAATAAAGAGTAATGGAAAAATAACGAGACGTAAATCTATTTGATAGATAAGCATCGTTTAATTTTGTTTAGTATTTGCTTATTAGCAGGTGTAGCAAGAACTGAATTGTTTTCAAAACCTGCGATAACTTCTTCTTTAAGACTAAGTCTAGCTGCGAGTTGTTTTCGTGTCATCTTTTTAGATGTTCTTGCTTGCATAATATCTTTACCGTGGCGAAGTTTATCAATTTTGGAAGATTCTGTGGCATCGTCAAGTTTTTTAGCATTATCTGGAGCATTTTTAAAGACCATTTTGTGTTTAGAAACAGTATTACCACTTCTTCTGGCTTGCTGTTCTTTCATAAGTATTTCCGAATTTGTAAGGGCACCTCCAGTTTTCCTTCCGATATCAACTGTGTTCCAATCCTGATGGCTCATATATATTAATTATATATGAAAATGCTTAAATATTGTGAGTATTTTTTTTAACATATAGCAATGTAATGAGACTGGTTGGTTTCATTTTTAGTATTTTAGTATTATTTGATTCAACAAATGGACTAATACATCAACCAATGAATAGTGGTAAAGGTAAAGGTGGGGGTAGTGCATCTGGCTCAAATTCTGAGCCTGTCACTTCAAGACCTGCAGCTAAACCATTAAGTATTAGGTTTCATGTACCTGTAACGAGTGAAGCTTGTACTCAATTAGCGGAGGCATTAATACAAATGGATATACAATCTAAACAAACGGAGGCATTATTTGGAAAAAGGATGCCAATAAGGCTTCATTTACAGAGTATGGGTGGAGAGTTATTGCCAACATTTTATATATGCGATTTAATAAAAACTTTAGATACACCAGTACATATTTACATAGACGGTTTTGTAGCATCGGCCGCATCTTTAATGGCACTATGCGGTGATAAAAGATTTATAACAAAAAATTCATGTGTGTTAGTTCATCAGTTAAGAGCACAAACTGCTGGAAAATTAAGCGAAATGAGGGAGGAGATAAATAATTTCAATCATTTTATGGGTAATTTGAGGAACATATATTTAGAAAATAGTAATGTGGATGAGGAAGAGCTGGACAATTTATTAAGGTCAGAGTTATGGCTTTCGTCAGAAAAGTGCCTTGAATTAGGATTTGTAGATGAAATAATTGGAACTAATTAAGTTTAATATGTTGATAATATTCAAAAGCTTTTTTGGAAAGATTATCTGGATTTGAGAATTCAGATATTGGTAGTTGTCTTACTTGATACACATGGGAGAATCTATTAAAGTTTTGTAAATATCTTGAACAATCACCATGTGTAGTAGTAAGGAGTTGTGTATTGTTTGGTCCAGATACTTTACACGCTTGAACTCCAACAGTTTTAGAGTCACATTTACATGTTTCAAGTTCAAATTCTACATATTCACCCTTATACAATGTATGGAATTCTTTTTCTGAAAGTTCAAGATTAGACCAGTGAACAAATATATCACATTCTTCATTGTTGTTTTTATGTGTTATAAATCCGTAACCTAATTTACTGTTAAACCATTTAACTCTTCCAAGTAGTCTTTTAGAAGCCATAATCGTATAAAGATATTATAATTATAAAGTCTGACTCAAGTTTTGCGTTAAGTATTGATTGAATATTAATAAAAATAAGTCATGGTAAAGGCGAAATGTCCAAAGGAAGTAATATTTAGTGGAGGTAATTTTGGAACCATATCATTTTTAGGATGTATTCAAGCTTTGATAGATTCTGAAAATTTTGAAACAAAAAGTGTAAAGAGATGGGTAGGAACATCAGGAGGGGCTGTAATATCTTTTCTTCTGGCAATAGGCTATAATACAAAAACTATAATGAAGGTATTAAAGGAAGTACCTTTATCTAAGATAAGTAAGTTAACATCTGATAAGTGGTTAAGTTTCTTTGATAAATATGGTTTACATAATACAAATTCTTTTAGAAGATTATTTGAAACCATGCTATCACACAAGGGTTTGGATGTAGATTTAACTTTTATAGAATTTTATAAAAAAACTAATATAGAGTTGGTATTTACTTCATTTTGCTTAAATACCGAATCATTGGTATTATTGAATCATGAAAAAACACCAACTTTAAAGATTTTGGATGCATTGTGTATGGCTATAGCTGTACCTTTCTTGTTTTTACCTGTATCATATCAGAATAGATTGTATGTTGATGGATTTATAGTAAGTAATCATCCAGTAGATATGTGTACATGTAGTGGGGAAGATTCAATAAGTTTTTGTCTAAAAAAAACTGCTGATTATTATGATAAGATAGATATCACAACCTATATGAGAATATTAATTAATTCACCTTTAACAAAGATACAAGAAGTTGATTTAAAGGGTTATAAGGGTAAAAATTATTCAATTTTATGTAACCATAAATTTGGTAGTTCATTTGATTTTAGTCCATCAACAATAGAAGGTTTTTATGATTGTGGATATAAAACAATAATGGATGAAGCAACGGAAAAGAATAGAAGAGAATTTAATAGTAGTTCTGATTCAGAAAGCAGTGATAATGAGTCAATATATGAGGTAAGCTTCGATATAGATACTTAATTTTAAGATTTATGTATAAATACATATCCAGAAGCGGCACCAGCATATCTCCAAATTTTAAGAAGTTTAGGAAAAATAGCCATAAGAAATGAATAAATAATATATTTGTACAGAGATTCCATATAGCTCATATAATAAGAATATAAACTTATTACAGATTCGAGTAAAGATGTATAAGTTCCAATTTTCCTAAAGAGTTTTGACGAACAGTAAAAGTAGACATAGAATAATCTAAACTGTTAAAGCGTTCTTTCAATAAATGAATATCAATATTAGCTTTAATGAAATGCCAACTTTTAGGTCTAAGATTTTGTAAACCTTGGTCAACAATTTGTCCGCATTTTCCACCATATGCTCTAATTGCAAAGTCCGCTCCTTGTGGGGGTGTAGGTTGATTATTATTGTCTTTTTCACCATATGGTATGAAATCAAAATCAGGATGAGTTTTACTATATACTGTAATTTGTCTTGGAGTAGATGAGCGAATCCATATTTGGAAACAACATTTAGCACTCATTTTTGGAGTGAAACAGCAAGGATTAAGTGGTAAATCTTCAGAATATTGTAATATAAAGTTAAGATTGAGCTTATTTTGTACACTAACTTTATTGAATGTTCTTGGTATTATAAAGGCAATAACATCAGAAAACTGTGCACATTTATTGAAAAATTTGATTGCAAGTGATGAGACTCTTCCAAATGGGGGATTTCCAATACAAATATATGATTTATTGGCATCAGGATTATATGTAAGAAAATCTTGCTGAATTATACCTTCATATTTTGGTTCAATATCGAGTCCAATTCTTTTTTGTGGGTTCATAAGTTTATAAAATGAACCAGAACCAGCAGATGGTTCAAGTTGTGCATCGTATGATTCTATATTAACCTCTTTTTTAAGTGTTTCAAAACATTTAATAGATACATCTTCATTAGTATAGAATTGGTCCATTTTTTATGTGATTAATAAATGTTATGGAGAATCTATTATATTATTTCTGAAAAGTGAAATAAAGAGTGCTACAATATAATGAATAATGCAGATTCATCCCGAGATTGAGGACCGAATAACAAAGTATTTTTCACAAGGTATGTTGAATACAATATTTTATGGTGGTAGAGGGGTTGGTAAACATACTCTTGTATTAAAGATGTTGAATTCTGGAAATCATGAGAAGGAAAAGATAAGGTTTTGGGAGGATACTGGTGTTAGGTTTTATTCGACATCAACATATATAAGATTTGATGCAAAAGAGTGTGTAAGAAGAAAGGCGAATTTGCCTAAGATAATTGAGGAGATAGGCAGAACAAGGGATATATCTGCCGATTGTAGTAAAATAATTTATATACGTTATTTGAATTATTTGGGTGAACAGCAGGAGGCGTTTAGGCAATTGGTAGAAGATACGTATTTGACATGTAGATATGTATTTACATGTAGGAATATAGATAGTGTTGATCCGGCTTTGAATAGTCGGTGTTTTTTGATTCGTGTGCCTACACCATCTCCGGAGAAGATGATATATTTTGCAAGGGATAAATCTCCAAAGGAACCAATTGATTTATTAATGAATATGGTGAATGAGTCGGGTGGAAACTTGAATAGTCTAAAGCATTTAACGATGTTACATAAGAAAATCTCTGATAGGGAAGGTTATGATACGTATTCTGACATTCATAAAGAGGTTGCTGATTTAATAAAGACTAAGCTAAAGAATGCTGAAGATGTATCATCTATTCACTCAATTGCAGAAAAGTATCATTATAGCGAGTTGCCTATTTTAGATATATGTCGTCGTATGGATGAGATGAGTATGTTTATAATACAGTTACAGAAGTATGCGGCAATAGTAAGTCCATCTTTATATGATACGATACTGTTATTTTTGGATATTGCAAGTCTATTCAATAAGGGGTTAAAATGAAGAATGTGTAATAAGTTTAGTTATATTAAAAAGTTCACAAATAATATGGATGCTTTATTAGTTGGTGGTGGATTGGCCGCTGGCGGTTGGCTTTTAAATGCAAAACAAGAAAATGAAAAAAATAAGGGGGTTTCAAATAAATCTCCAGATGTTTTTGACAATCGCGTAGAAGATTCCAGGATGTATGATAGACAGATAATGAACACTCATTTAGGAAAGGATAATAATGTGAATGCCTTATATTTAGATCGTCCAAAATCAGGGCGTTCTGATAATGGTGTAGGTTCAAGTCGTTCTTTAACTGGAGAAATGAGAAATAATAGTGAATTTACACACAATAACATGGTACCATTTTATGGTAGTAATGTGAAACAAAACACTGATTTGAATTCATCAACTGGTTTAGTTGAAAGATTTACGGGGGTGTCACATCTTGACAAGAGTAAAGAGGAGGTAAAACCAATGTTTGGATTAAATCAAGAAAATATATATGGCACACAGAATTCGAATGATAGGATGATGGACCGTTATTCCGCCTCACGTTATCATCAAGGAACACCTTTAATAGAGCCAGTAAGAGTAGGACCTGGATTAAATCAGGGTTATAGCTCTCAACCGTCTGGTGGATTTCAGCAACCAGATGCTCAAAAATATGCTCAACAACCATCTGTAGATGAGTTGAGGGTAAAAACGAATCCAAAGATTAGTTATGAAGGGCGTATTGTTCGTGGTTTTCAGGGAACTCGTAGAGGAATGGAACCAGTTGTTAGTCAAAATCGTGTGATTCGCTTCCATTCATATGGTGATATACCCCGAATGAATACGACTGTAGTAACAACAGGTGAAGCATCAAGAGAGAATTTTCAAGATAAGAAAACCAATCGGCAAGATACTTTATATTCTTATGCATCTGCGGCGGGACCAGCCGTTGTTAAAGCGCAAGAGTCACATGAGTCATATTCGAATCAAACAACCCACAAGCAAGGATTGGATAATTTTGGTTTACGTAATGCTCAAAGTCAAAATCGTCAATCAAAACTAAAGATACAATATTGCTCTGAAGCGCGTAAGGAAGATTCGAAGGATCTATCTTACATGGGTCATGCAACAAGTCTTGTTAACAAGATTGTGGCACCTGTTCAAGATATATTACGCCCTACAATAAAAGAAACCAATATTCATGATTCTGCTCCAGAGCGTAATTTTAACAGTGTTGAAAAACGTTCAACTGCATATGATACAAATGATACAGCAAGAACAACAATAAAGGAAACAGCAATTCATGATAATCGGGCTGGTCCTTTGTCAGTATTATCAACCGGTCGTTCGGCAAATCCAGAACCTACTAAGAAAACTGCACGTGAAACATTGAAACAATGGGTAGATTATTCTAATCCTACTGGTCCAGCAGTAATGAACACAGTACAAAACATGGATAATGCTAAGAAAACAGTAAAAGAAACCATAAATGAGACTAATCGCAAAGGAATTGCAACAAATTCAAGTGGTCCTGCTGGATATTTAACCAATCCTAAGAATGCACCAGACACAGCCAGGCAACATTTATCCACAGTAGAATATTCTGGTCAAGCAAATCAAAGAACTTATGGCGCGTACTCAGTTACTGACACAGTTGCCCCAGAAACACACAAGCAACATTTATCCAATAATGAATATACTGGTAACGCAGAGGGTGAAATTAAACCCACATCATATTCTGATATTTACAATGCAACATTAAATGACTTAAAAGAGGGAATATCAAAAGGTCGTGCTCCAACACAATCAAGTATAAAACAAGTCTCTGAAGTAGGACATTTAGGCGAATTTGAAGGAAAAGATACACTTGAGAATAGGAAAAATTTTGGAGGAGTAACTCCAATACAAAATACAAGTCTTAATTCAGAATCCGTAAATATGACTACTGATAAATGTCAATTAGATACTGGTTCAAGATTACAAGCAACTGATTTAGAAGCATATATTAACAACCCTTATACTCAATCTTTAAACAGTAGCGTTTAATTTTGTATCAATTTTCCATAATTTACAAATTGATGCATATAAATAGTATGGATCATGTTCAAAATGATTCAGATGCTCTATTGCATCTCCAAGTATAATAGAATAATCAATTTTAGAAGAATCACAACAAACGTGTTTAAATAATTGTCTTGCAATATCAATGTGCGAATAACCAACCGATTCAAGTCTAAACAATTCTGTAATTCTTTCTTTTAGATTCTTATTATACAATATTTTTTCATAAGAAAAGGGCAAATGAGAAAAACTTGTTATATCTTTACGCGTTTTGTATTTAACTTGTAAGAAAAATAAGAAAGTACATAGTTTCCCTTCGGAGTATTGGATACACTTATCTACAAACTTACGATTATATCTTACTTTCTCTTTTTTTAGTATCCTCTTTGCAATATCTGTTAAATTCGATTCAGATGGTGTTTTCATATCAAAAGTCATTGCCCAGGAAGAAAGATCAATATGATGGGTTGATTCCAGAACACAAACTACAATTGATGTACTTGAAAGGATATTATACAAAACATACAAAAATTGACTTGACATTTTGTGTAAATTCTCTATTATAAGCCATTTATGGGCACTGTTTGTCTTGGAATTAATAAAACTATTCAATTTTTCCTTAGAATCAATCGTTTTTAGTGACAAATGATTTAACCATAGTGTATTCTCATTTGGTGTAACTGTATTTAAAAAAATTTTAATCAATGTTCTTTTTCCACTACTGGCATCACCTGATAACACAAAATGAGAAAATTTATTAAGTTTTATCATATTTTTAAGATATCCAACAACATTTTCATTTGATGATATTTCATCAAGAGTTTGTGGTCTATATTTAAGATACCAAGACATTACTAATAATTGTTTTGAAAGCCTTATGTTTCATAATCTTATTTTCCTCTGACACCTTGAAAGAAAAGTCCACTGGCATATATACCCGCACCAAGTTTAGGATTTGCAATGTAAAATCCGAGTTTATAACCCAATCCACCAAATATTGCAGGTATTATCAGAAATAAAATTAATATGATAATCGCGTTTCTTTTAGAAACATTACCCTCTTTTTTTTCGCAATCATCAGTATCAACTACTTTACCATTAACCTTTCTTGCATTAGAACAATCATTGTATTCATAAGTTCCTTCAAATTTTGGTTGCCAAATACTAACAATAATAATAGTTAAAGCAATGCCAAAAAAATAGGGAATTAAAAACCAAATACGTATATCAACAGGATTAATTTGTTGAGATAATTGATTAGTAACATTTGTATAATTTTTAGCAAACGTCATTAATAGTATACAATTAAATAAATAACATATATTATGAGATTGGAGAAATTTGACCAAATAATATCTAAAAAACAAAGTGGTGGCGCACCTAAAGACGATTTGTTTAAAGTAATTAAACATATCCATGATGAAACACCACTTGACCCAGTATGGGCAAAAAAAAGACTATTTATTGCATTACTAAGTCAACCAGTGGATATACATTCAAGAAATAATAATGGTTATTCTCCACTGTCTTTAGCAGTAAAAGAATTGGATGTAAGTATGGTAAAAGCATTATTACAATTGGGTGCGAATCCTAATACAACTTATCGAGGAGGTAATAGATATATAATACACAGTATATCAAACTTAATATTGCCAGAAGAAAATATAGATAATCCATCTTCAGATTCTTCAGATGAAGAAGATTTGCTTGAAATATCACGAGAACAACAAGAAATTATTAAACTTTTGTTGAAACATGGTGTAAATGTGAATATTCCACAAGCACCAACTAATATGACTGCACTTCATTATGCAGTAGCTAGGAAGAATCTTGGCTTAGTGCGTATTTTACTCGAGAATGGAGCAAATACTGAATTAAAGGCAGTGATGGGAGTTGGTGAAGGGGAATCTCAGCAAAACATAAGCGTGACTCCACTGGAATGGGATAAACAAAGAATTTTAGAGATTTATAACGACGACGACGAGGAAAACCAAAATCCGGATTTTTCGGGGGAAACATTAAATGCAAGATTAGAAATAATGAGATTATTAGAAATACATGACGCAAAAAGGAGAAGGTCTGGAGTATTAACGGAATATGTGGGTCGGTCTTCATCTCCAACACTTCCTCCTGATACAATTGGAAAAATAAACGATTTTTATGGTGGTATGGAGAACTTGAAACCATTTAATAAGGAAAAGCTTGAAAAATTGGACAGATATATGCCAGGTTCATGGGACTTTGTTCAAATGGAAAAAGATAGAATAGATGAAATGCCTTTAGAGAAGAGTCATCAAAAATTTGTTTGTTCTGATATATATGATAAGATAGGATTTTTAGAGGGATGGATGAGAAAAATTATAAATAAATTTCAACCAAATAATCCAAATATACATCTTGAGATTAGAAATTTTTTTCCAAATATTCCTCCAAAAATATTTAATCATGACACTTTGTCAAACACAATACAAATAATATTAGGAAATACTACTCCATCAGAAGATGTGGAAGCGAATATAAAACTGTTTTTGAAAAATATAGTTATGGGGATTGTAAGAGTTGCAGGAGGTATTTTCCAACAAGGTCCACAGCCACAAACTGTTTTAGAAGAGATAGTAGTTGGACCCGGTCCACTTGGTGGCACCCTTCTTTCAAGTTTATTATCATATAGAGCAAATGATATTTTTGAGGATTGGGATATTGAAATACAGGGACATGAACTTCAAGGATATAATATAAATATTTCTGAAAAACGAACTGGTCAAAACCCAGTTGGAGGTCTCCAAGGTCCGGTATTTTTTCAAATAAATGGATTGAATATCGAACATATAGAGGAAGATTTACCCGAGATTTTGATAGGAATAAATGTTTTGAAACAACAAATTGCTCGAACTTGTAATGTTCGTTCTAATCGTATAAATAGGGCAGGTGGCAATAAAAGGAAGAAATTGAGATGGAATAAAAATGATTAACGAAACGGTGTATTAATAGTAATAGACTTTATATATAAAATGGGTATTCTAACGTGTGAGATTTGTAAAAAAAAGAAAATGGTTACAATGTCGTGTACGTGTGGTAAGGTATTATGTCTTGAACACTACGCTCCGGCAAAGCACCAATGCGAGAGGATTTTAGAAAAGGAATATGTTCCAAAAGCATGTGAATTAGAAGCAACAGGTGCTTTTAAGAAAATTCAGAAGATTTAATAAGGTTTTTATTTTAGTTCTAGATGTCTCAATTTTACCTGTCTTGCAGTAATTGGTGGTATTGGAACTGGTCCACTAATGGGTGCATTTTTGTATGG